TGCTGATGTGGCAGTCCTGTTTGCACGCGCAGATAGCGTCTACAAGACGCTGCCCGGGTGCGATGTATGGGACGCCGAGCGCGACGCACGCAAGTGGCATGGTGGCTCGCCTGTTATCGCCCACCCGCCGTGCCGCGGTTGGGGACGCTTGTCTCACATGGCCAAGCCGCGCTTCGACGAGTTGAACCTCGCTGTCTTCGCCGTCGAACAGGTCCGCCGCTTCGGGGGCGTGCTCGAGCATCCGGCGTTCTCGAAACTGTGGGCACGATGCGATCTGCCGTCGCCGGGTGCACGCGATGAATTCGGTGGCTGGACACTCCCGATTCATCAGCACTGGTTTGGCCATCGCGCGCAGAAATCTACCTGGCTATACGTCATTGGCTGCCAACCTACCGAGCTGCCGTCCATGCCTATGAAGCTCGGCAAAGCTGAGTACGTAATTGCGTCGAGCCTACACCGCAAGAGCAAGTCTTCGTGGACGCGACCCGAAGTTCCAGATGCAGAGCGCGAGCACACGCCGGTCGAGTTGGCCATCTGGCTTGTCGAAGTAGCGCGCCGCTGCAGTGTCAGAAGCGAATTCACCGCCTAACTCGAGACCAACCATGACAGCCACACTCAACGATCAGCAGAAAATGGGCATTCTCCAGCAAATCCCGGTCACGCGCGACGAGAATGGCTTTTGGTCGCACCCGGACCTCATTCACTTCTGGCATGTCGAAATGAACGACGCCGAGCATTGCACGAAAGAGCAATGGGCCGATCTGGAGCGTCGGGCTGGCATCAAGACGCAAATCGTCACTCTTGAAAGCGAACCGCTGGAACACCCAGCGTACGTTTCGTACTTCGACAATGGCAATCCCGACATATCCGAATGGGATCCATCGCCGCCGCCTGGTTGGTGGCTGATCGACATTTGCGACAACGAAGATGGTCCGTTTGCTGTGTGGGCGACGCATGCCGACGCCGCCCCCCCCCCTTCCGCGCGCCAACGATGCGGAAGCCGTAGGCGAAGAAATTCACGTGCATATCGAGGGGCGCGATGTTTATCAGTTGCCGCTACTGGCGTCGGGCATGGAACTACCGACGGGCCCGCGCTTCGTGGTGCATGTGCCGGCCGTGAAGTGTACGTGTGCAGCGTGCGACGGCAGCGGCATCGACGGTGACTGCGGCGACGACGGTCGCGCGATCGACGTTAAATGCGCCGCATGCAATGGGTCCGGCGGCACTGCGCCAGCCACCGCAGCGTATGCAGGGGCGACGAACATCGAAGTGATGCGCGAAGCTTTTGAGAAAGCGCGCCCAGCAGTTAAAAAGTTCCACTACCAGTGGGATATGTCCCGACAGCGCTATCTGCTCGACGGCGACGAAGATCGCGGACAGTACATGCAGAACGAGTTCGCAGAATGGTGCGAAGCGTGGTGTGAGGCCCTCGCCGCCCCCGCACCCGCAGCCACCGCACCTGCTGCGCTGACGGATGAGCAGATCATCGAGCGCTGCCGGGCTGTCGGTATCAAGTGGGTTCCGCCAGAGTTGCCCGACGATTGCGATCACGAAATTGGCTTTCCGGGATCGTTCGACATGGCGAGCATGGACGAAATGCGCGCCCTTCTCGCCACCAACCCCAGAAATAGCACTGATGCAGGGGAGGGATCGTGAAGCTTCACGGAATGGACATCATCCTCAACCCTATGCTCGACGCAATGCCCCGCATGATGGTCAGCCCTCGCTTCGCAGAGCTTATGCCGCCCGAGTTTGTGGCCGACCTCAATGCATGGATGAGAGAGTTCTTCGGAATATCGGAGCCGAAAATCCTCAGTTACGGCGGACGGCTTTATATGGGGCCGAAGATGTTTGAGGAAGTGAAACGGAGGATTGGATGACTTCCACTGCTGACCTGATTGCACGGCTGCGCCTGATGAGTTCTGGCCTTGAGCAGCAAGCCGCAGACGCCCTCGAAAACCTCCAGCGCGAGCGCGATGAACTATCAAACGCACTCGCTGCCGCCAAAGCCGACGCTGCAACCGCATGGGAGCGTCACGCAATGGCAACCCGTCTCGGCAACGCAGCGCGGCAGGAACTGGCCGATGCGAAGAAGGAGACCGAAGACATTCGCGCCGTCCTCAAAGCCGCCAGCCCGCGAGCATTTGCGCAGATGGAGAAGATTCATGACTGAGAACGTAATTACTCTACCAGCCACAGAATTGCCCGCACCTAGGCTTCAACTCCGCTGGGCGCATAGCACGCAGCGCCCCGGCTACGGTTGGGAATGCCACTATGAACTTGTTTTGCCCTTGGGCGAATACGACATTCGTCGCGAGAGCTATGACGAGGACGGCAACGAACTCGAAAAGGTAAGCGAACTCGTAGTGCCCATCAAGCCGCCAAGCCTGCGTGGCAGTGATGCAACTCCATGCACCGCCCAGGATGGAAGTCGCTACTACGACACCCCATACCGAGACGGCGCGCACGCACTCTGGGATGCAAAGGTGCTAGGCAATCCACCGATCTTCGTAATCGCGCCGGACGGCACCGCATTCGCCAGGCCTTCCGAAGACGACGCCGCAATTAAATCCGGGAGCGAGGGATGAGCACTGACTACAGCCTTTATTGCAGCGCATGCCGCAAAGAATTAGAAACGGTTGCTTCTGGAAGCATCGCGTATGGCGACAAGCTGTGGCGCGATAAAAAAGCGCTGGACCATCTTCAAGAATTTCTTTTTACGCATGCCGGTCACACGTTGATCTTTCAGGATTCGCAGATCGTTGACGACATGAAAGATGATGGGAGCGAGGGATGAAGATCCGTCTCGACGAATGGCTCAAGCGCGAGTTCGACCCGCCGCCTGCGATCCGTACGGCGCGCCTGTGGATCAACGCGGGAAAGATATACCCGGCGCCGGTGAAGGTCGGTCGGTCATACTATGTGGAGCAAAATGCGGTGTTTCAGGACGGCACCGTTCGCCCGCGCCTCGCACAACGAATTCCACAATAACGATGAGCCCCAGACCACGCATGCGCCGTCGCGCCAACTGGCCCGACAATCTCCATGAGCCGCGCCCAGGGTACTACACGTGGCGCGACCCTCGCGACGGAAAAACCCACATACTCGGCCGCATTGATCTGGCGCTAGCAATCTACGAGGCGCAGGAGGCGAACGTTGTTGCAGCAAAGTCGATGCCGACGAAGACGCTCGCCGAGCGCATTTCCGCGCATCGAGAGACTATCGCCGACCTGCTGCAGAAAATGCCGACCACCGGCGTCAAGCCGGCAACGATCCAGCACCGCAAATACCGCGACCGGTTCATCGAGAATGCGATCGGTACCATACCCTGCGCCGACCTGACCACGAAGCACGTCGCCGACATGCTGGAGAAGATCGAGGCCGAAGGAAAGATGCAATGGGCAGTGCAGATCCGCAGCCGCATGAAGGCCCTGTGCCGCCGCGGCATGGCGCTGGGCTGGATGACGGTGAACGTCGCGGACCAAACGGACCGCGCGAAGGTGGTGGTGAAGCGCAAGCGCATGTCTCTCGACGTGTTCAACAAGACGCTTGAGAAGGCCCCGGAAGTTGCACCTTGGCTGCCGAACGCGATGCTGTTGGCGCTGGTTTCCGGGCAGGATCTTTCGACAGTAGGAACATGGGAACGCGCTGCGCAGCAGGACGGCTATGCGATTCTGACACGCTCCAAAACGGGCGTGCAGATCGCGATACCGCTCAAGCTGCGGCTCGACGCAATCGGCATGTCTCTCGAAGACGTGATCGCGCGCTGCCGCTCAACCGGTGTCGTTAGCAAATACCTGATCCACCACATCAGGCCCAACGTGCACGCGCCACGCGGATCGAAGATCAAGCTGAAGACGATCTCAGAAAAGTTTCTTGCCGCACGCCGGCTGGCCGGATTCGAAGCCGAAGACGATCCGACCTTCCACGAAATCCGCAGCCTGTGCAAGCGCCTCTACATGCAGCAGGGCGGCGTCGATACAAAGGCGCTCCTCGGCCATCTGAGCGACGGAACAGCCGCGCTATATGAGAACGCGCGAGGCCTTGAACCGATAAAAGTGAAGATTGCGGCCGGCTGAGTTTTGAACAAGTTTTGAACACTCGTTGAACACGCCTTGCTGGACAAGGCTGAGCGGCCGACGATCCATGTCGAACTGGTAGCTCGGGAAAACGAATACAAGGTACTGATTTATATAAACAAAACACCGTTCAGTGACCCTCTGAAAAGGCGCTGGAAAAGGTGAATCCGTCCTATACGAATCAATGAGTTACGCAGGGTATTGAACATAGCCAGCTATCTAACCGGATAGCCGAACCGGCGCGCCGAAAGGTGTAGAATCGCGCCCGCACATTTAGAACAACCAGACACGCGAGACCAAAATGAGCCCATACAGCGTTCTTCCGTACTTCGCGGTTATCGGGTTGGTTACCCTGCTGTTTTCCGCGCCCGCCTTCCGCTTCCTGGATCCTGCGCCGACCGCGCGCCGCGCCGCAAGTATCGACGGAGTGCGAGGCTTTCTGGCGCTGAGCGTAATGATTTACCACTTCCCGATAGCACTGGGCTATGCGCGGACTGGGCAGTGGCTTGCCCCCACGGCGCCCTTCTACGACCAGCTCGGCAATATCGCGGTCGCAGTCTTCTTCATGATCACCGGCTATCTGTTCTGGCAGAAGGCGGCCGATTCGAATGGCCACCCCGACTTTGGCGCGCTGTATGTCAACCGGGTATTCCGGATCGCGCCGGTCTATCTGGTTGCGGTAGGTGCGATGCTGGTGATCGTCGCAGCGCGCACGGGCTTCACGCTGCACCAGCCGCTGGTGAGGCTCGCGATCGAACTCGCGCAATGGGCGGCGCTCGGCGTGCTCGGCATGCCGGACATCAACGGATACGCCGCTCAATACGTTCTGGCTGGCGTGCTGTGGACGCTGCGCTTCGAATGGCTGTTCTACCTGTCCCTGCTGCTGACGGCGCGCTTCGCCACGCGCCTGCATGGCGTCGCCCTCCCGGTCTTGGCGATCTGCGGATGCTTCGCTGCGTCGCTCGTCGTGCCGGCGCGCACGTGGTTCCTGATTGCGCTGTTCCCCATCGGCATGCTGGTCGGCGCGGCGCGGCGCGGGAAACCAGAGGCCTCCAATCACCAGTTGGTGAAATCGGGCGCGGCGCTGGCTTGCCTCGCCGCGGTGTTCGTCTTCTGGTCGACACCGTTCGGCCCGCTTCAGGTGATCCTGCTCGGCGCGTTCTTCTGGCTCATGTGTTCGGGCGCGACGGTATTCGGCCTGCTGCGTTCGCGCGCTGCGCAGCGTCTCGGCCATATCAGCTACAGCACCTACCTGCTACAGGGGATCGTGCTCACGCTGGCGCTATCTGTCGGGCCGGTGCGAGCGATCGCGCAGGGGTCCGGCTATTGGCTGGTCGTACTGGCCTGCGCGCTGGCGCTTGCCCTGCTCTCCGCCGCGTCATATGTCGTGATCGAGAAACGTGGCATTGCGGCCGGACGTCGATTCGTCAAGATGCTGGGTGAGCACCGGCCGAGTCGCATCGCGGCGCACGATGGGGCGTAATGCATGCGGAGGACGGCAATAGCTGCCGCGCTGGTGATAGTCGCGGCTTGCGGGTGCGTAAAGGAACGACGGGCTGTCCTGATCGCCGCGGAAGGTGATTCGACGACCTACGGTGAGCAGGTTATCGGCGGCATCTCAAAGAGGACTGCTAGCACTACCCCTGCGCTACTGCAGGCCGCATTGCGCGCAAGGTTGGGCCAGAATATCCGAGTGGAGAATCGGGGCGTGCGCGGTGCTACCGCAGCGCAGATCCTGAACGGCACGGCTACCTACATCGGCAGCTACGCCAAACCCTACGCGGACGCCGTGAAGACAGACCCGGCGCAGATCGTTATCTTCAACTTCGCGATCAACGACAGCGCGCCGACAAATCACGAAAGCCCCACCGAGTACCGGAAGGCGCTCACGCTACTCGTCGAGTTGGCGCGCAGCGCCGGGAAAATGGTGGTGCTCGAGGAGCCGAATCCGGTGGTCGGAAACACCGCGCTTTCACAATACGTCGAGACGATCAAGCGGGTGGGCGCGGAACAGGGGGTTCCGGTAATCCAGCAGTTTGCGCACACCCAGACGTTTTATGACTGGCCAGCGCTGCTGACCGATGGTATCCACCCCGACGACCGCCTCTATTCAATCAAGGCGCAGCGCGAGTACGAAGTCATCGCGCCGCTTGTGCGATCGCTTCAATAGCGGACCGGATGTCCCCTTAGCGACGGCGCCGATACTTCAGGCTACCGTTGCACGTCATGGTGCTGGTAGCGAAAGATGCCTGCCCGACCATGAATACCGTGGTTGTGGACGCAAGAAGAATGCGGGCGGCGGGAGCCGCAAGGACCTGGTTTGCGCCGGTCGTGAGTGTCGCATTCAGAAGGGAATAGTCGCCGACGGTCGGGAGCGTGTTAGTCGTGGTGCTAACTCCCGCAGCAATACTGTTTACCGTAGTGGTTCCGGCCGGCACGAAGACTACAGACCCCCAAACGTCATAGTCGCCAGCGGCCAGAGATAGGCTGTCGCAGGTGACTGGCGTGTTAGCCACCATCGACGTGCCGCTCGCGCTATTCGAGTTGAACTCGCCAACGCTTCCCGCGGCTGCGTTATTGGCAGCCGTCGTGCCTACGATGCCACCAGTCTGGGACGTCGTGAGCTTGCCGCCGATCACCATGTCGCCTACGTCATTCAGGTTGAAAATGACGGCCGACCCGGCACTGTTCACGACCTGCAGATTCCCGCTGAGAACCTGCAGCGTCTTGTTGGGCGTCGTGCCGCCGTTTCCGGAAAAGAATAGCGCGGAGCCCGACGAAGTATTGCTGTTGGCTATGACCGAAAGAGTCGGCCCCGAACTGGCCGAACTGGTGATGCTGATCGGCACCGTGAAAGCCGACGTAGGTGTCGGCGTGCCCCACGCGGGCGCGGCGGTCGAGCCGGTCGATACGATCGCCTGCCCCGCGGTCGAGCCGGTCGGACTGATGAGTTGCACGGGCACCGTGGTCGCCGCGAACGCAGCCGATGCGCAAAGCGCCAGCAGTGCTCCAATGAGTTTTTTCATGTCATTCACCGTCAGGAATTACGGCGTCATCGCCGATGGTTGATGTCAGGGCGTTGTCGCAGTGGCCCGGGTTGATCCAGCCAAGGAATCTGCACAGCACGCAGCCCCACGTGCGGCCAGCGGCGCGCGCCTTCGCTGCGCGCTCGCTGATGGTCTCGTTACTCGCGCCGAACAGGAAGATCACGTTCACGCCGATGTCGAGCCACTTCAGGATGTTCAGCAGATATTTGCCAACGATCTTCATTTCTGCGCTCCCGGCGGCGTCGATTTGGCCAGCAGGTCATTCACCTGTACGGTGTCGCTTGTCGAGCCGAACCAGAAATGCATGACGACGAGCCATGCGGTCCCCAGCGTGCCGACGAAGGAGAAGATGACCGCCTTGTTGCCTTCCGGGACGTTCACGAAGAACAGCATTGCGAGCATCCCGAAAAAGCCCACTGTGACGAAAAAGGTCAGCCATGCCGGGACAGGAGACTTGTTCGCGGTCTGCATGTCGCGCGCGCTGACGGTGTCCTGAACCTTCAGGCCGGCGAGCGTCTCCGTATCCTTGAAGCCTGCCTGCGCCATCGCGAGCGCATAGTCCTGATCCTTCGCGCGGATCGCCGCGAGCTGCTCAGGAGTGGCGCCGCTGATCGCGGCGGCAAGCGCGCTGGTGCGATCATCCGTCGACGCGTTGGGCGATGGCGTGAGGCCGAACACGCTTTCCAGCGCCGTGACAGCGCCTCCGGCGAGCGGGCCGCCGATGGCTGTGGCGATCGTCGGGGCCAGGGTCTTGATGACGTTCAGTGCTGAATCCCACGCGCTCATGACGCGGCCCTCCGTAGATTCTTGCCGATACGATTGGTCCACCCTTCGCCGAAGGTGCCCCACGTCTTCAGGCTGGTGTAATAGAAGATCCGAGATGCGTTGAACAGCATCACGATCTTCAGCGGATCGGCAGCGCGCACTGCGGCGACCGTGATCGCGCCAACTGAGCCGTCGGCCGTCACGCCAGCGGCCTCCTGGAGCCACTGCGCCGGGTGGCCGCCGTTATAGGCCGCGTCGAAGATCTGGAAGCCGACGCGCGGGTCGAACTGGTCGCACTGATACGGGTCCCAGTAGAACTTGCGAGCGATCGCCTTGGCGGTCTCGAGCGGCAAATCCTTCATCGCCCCCTGATAGCCCCAACCGTGCGCGACGCGCGCCGTGATGCCCCACATGGTCTCGCCGCCGGGATCTGCCGGATTGTTCGAGTAGCCGCCCTCGTTGCCGATCAGTGCGGTGAATGCGTCGTCAAAGGCGCTCACTGGATCACCTTCTTTCCGTTGTTGCGCCGCAGGTAATACACCTGCAGCGCGATATAGATCAGCGTCGCGACCGAGACCATCGCGGACAGATACCAGTTCAGATCGTGCGTTCCGAACCACTGCCACAGATTGATGCCGACCGGCGGGCTCGAAGCGGCCACGCTTTTAACGATGTCGTTTTTCATGAAAATCCCCGTAGCTATTTGCCCTAGTTGAGCGCTTCGAAAAATACGGTGGTGGGATCAAACAGCGTCCCGGCCTGATTCTTTATCTGGAAGCTGAAGCCGGCCTGCGATTGCGAAACCATCGACACGCCGACGGCACTCTGCCCAGCAGCGTCCGGCATGATATTGAGGACATACGGCGCAAGCGGTGGCTGGCGCAGGAAGGTGACGGTGTATGAGCCGGTGCCGGTCCGCGAGACCGATGCGTTCTGCAGGAGGACCGTCGCGGCAGATGCACCCAAGAAGGAGCCGTACGCCCACGCGCGGCCGCTGCGCGGAAGCGCTGCGAGCGACGTGGTTTCGCTGTAGATGTTGCCGCCGTTATCGATGAACTGGACACCGGGACCAGACGCGAAAAACGGTCGGCTCGGATCCGGCGCATACGAGCCAGTGCTGAAGAAGCTGTTTCCCTCAAGCAGAACCGTCACCGGACCACCGCCGCTGCTCGTCACCGAGATATTGTTGCGCACGAAATTGGTATTGCTGATGCGCTGGAACAGGCAACCGCGAATGATGACCGTGAGCGCAAACGGCGACGTATTGTCGATCGAGATATCGGCGACGCCCGCGCTGTTTTCGAAGTAACAATTGTCGAACGTGATCGGGCCAGCATTGCCGAACACACCCGAAATGTTGCCGACGAATCCACCTGTGCCGAGGTTGCCTTGCGTACCGTTACTCTCGAACGAACAGTCCCGAAAGATGAGGCTCGAGCCCATCGACGAGCCCAGCACACCGGCCAGCGAATTCGACTGCAGCACCAGGCTGGCGAACGCGATTTCGTTGCACGGTCCGAGCGACGTTGTATCGAGAAAGATGCCGTACTGGTTCAGGTTGAAGAACGAGGACTGCACGCGCGCGGAGAAGCAGCTGGTCAGGTTCAGGCCGACTTGCATCTGCTGGATGATGATGTTGCTGATTTCCCACCACGCCTTGTTGGTGAGCACCATCCCGTTATTCGTCTTCGCCTGCGAGAAGTCCTGCAGCGTGAAGCCGCTATACCGGTCGAGCGACACGATGCCTTGGCCTGCGCCCGTGTTATCCGAGCCCTTCAGCGTCATCGCGTAGCCGGTGCCTGAAAAACTCAGGATGGAGTTCGCGATGCTTTCGCCGATGATGTCGATGCGCGGCGATGCCGAGCCCGGATTTGGGAATGTGTTGGAGCTGTAGTCGGCGCTTAGGCCGGCGCCAAACTTGTATATGCCAGCGGGAATCCAGAAGCCATTGCCGCCTACCGTGAGCATGGTTTGCAGGTCAACGGCGTTGTCGGTCGTGCCATCGTTGACCGCGCCGAAGTCCTCGACGGTCACGAAGTCGCTGAGCTTCTGCTGCACAGTGCGACGCGCGCCGCCTGGGAATGTCGGCAGGTAGGAGAGCTTCGAGCTATTGATGCCGGCGCCGGCCGCCACCGTTGCGTCCGTCACGCTGCCCGCCGGCGGCACGCCAACCGCGACCGTCGTGCCGATCTTGACGGTGACGATCGTGGTGCCCACCGGGATAGGAGACGTGAACGTCAGCGTGAGGTTGCTGAGCGTCGCGATCTGATTGTCGGCCTGATACACGCCGTCGAAAAAGATCCACGTGTTATTGATCGAACCAGGGCCGACGCTCAGTGTGAGTTGCGTGGTCGTGCCGGGTGTAAAATCCGTGCCGGCAACGAAAAGATCGTCGGTCAGGTCGCCAGTGAGACCCGCGTTGGCGTCCTCGGTAATCTGATCCCAGATGAGATTGCCTTCGACGTCATAGACCACCTGACGGTAAGTGCCCGAGCCCCAGATGATCGCTTCGCCGGCCGCGTCGAGAATCACCGGATTGGTGTTCAGGATCGTCTGCGCGGGATCTTGCCAGGTGCTTTTGAGGGTGCTGGTATTCGGGATGTAGAAGAACACCTGGCCGCCAGCGAGCGGCTTGCCGTTCCCATCGAGGAACGTCTGTTTTGCATTCGGCAGTAGCGTAGCCGTCATTTTTTATCGCCCGATAGCGTGACAAAGGGAGCTTTCGCTCCACCTGTCTCTGCCCTTGGGAGACGCTTTAACGGGCCGCTGCCGCCACTTAGGATGGCTAGACCATGACCACCGAACAGATACTGCGAGCCATCGGAACGTCCGCTGGCATGTCCATCGTGTACGCCTTCAAGTGCTCAGCGGCTGCCCGAAAGGAGCGCCGGCAAGCTCCCGGGTACGATCAGGCGGCCGAGACCCGAAACAGCCTGCCCTACCGGCTGGGCAAACTGTGGGCGCGCTGTCAGCGCCGCGGCGGCCGCGCGCTGTCCAAGTGACGTGTACGGTAGCGAGCCGATGCCGATGCCGCCAAGCGTCGCCAGCGTCGATCCCGGCGCCGTCGCGAGGCCCGCAGCTACCGATCCCGGCGCGAGCAGCGACATAAGCCCGCGGCCCACCGTTCCCGAATCCGGATACTTCGATCCCAGCACCCGCTGGCCTGCGCCTGACAGGTCCTGCATCAGCGCATTGCCCGTCGCAAATGCTCCCTTTCCCACCGACTTGTCATTCGCGCGCACCGCCGACTGAAGCTGTGCCGCGGTAAACATGCCGCCGTTGTTCGCAGCGCCCGTCGATGCGGCCGCCGAGCGCAGGCGCACGAAGTTCGCCCACGCCTCGTTGGCGCTCGCCAGTTGGTCCGTGAGGTTGCTGGGGTTGACGCGCGCGAGATTGCTATCGACCGCATCGCGCAGCGCGCTGACCGCTGCGCCGAGCTGGCGGTTATCGAATGAGGGATCACCCAGGTAGCCGCTTGCCGTCTTCGCCAGTTCGCTCTGCACGCCCTTTAGCGTCTGACCATCCATGTTGGCCTGCGGGCCGAGCTTGTCGAAGATCTGCGTCTTGAGGACCTTCATGAACGTAGCCTGCTGCGCGTCCGGCAGCTTGTTCGCCATCTGCCCGAGTTGCGTCACATCCGCCTGAAATTGCGGATCGACGCGCAACTGCATCTGCGGCAGCACGTTGTCGTATACCGCGCCGATCTGTTTGCCAACCTGCTCGATGCCATCTTGCCCGACGGTGCCTGAAAACTTCTGGCCGATCGGCGCGAGTGCTTCGTTGTAGGCAGCCTGGTTGAACTGTGAAAGTGCGCGCTGCTGTGCATTTTTTATCATGTCCCCCAACAGCGGCACGCTAGTAAGCTTATCCTCCGCGCGAGCCCATGCTCCACCTAGAATCTGGCCCGGCGTCGGCGTGACACCTTTATCGATTAGCAACCGGATGTCCGGCGATACACTGGGTGAAATTACGCGGCCGGCTAACCCAGCCAATGGCGACATTGCGCCACCAGTAGCCGCTCCCACGCCAATCTGCTTGAGTTTTTCTAGAGCGAAGTCTTGGCTATCTGCGTCAACAGGAGACAAGGCTGCTGTCACACCACCCATGCCAGCGCCAATCGCTGCCATCCCGGGCAATGTTTTCGACACTGGTGCAAGCGCACCGAGCGGCGCCGTGGCCGCGATCGAACCAGCGATATTTCCCGCGCCGGTCGCAATCGGATGTGCAGCCTGATATGGAGCGACCTGCTGCGCGCCGCTCGCCATGCCCTGAGCGGCATTGCTATTCAGCCAATTTCCCGCATTCCCGATCGCCGCCATGAGGCTCTGCCCCTGCGGCGTCATTTTGTCTGCGCCGATGGTCGAGAGGTATTGCAACCCATGCCCAAGCAACTGCTGCGCGCCGAGCGCCGTTTCCTGCACGCCGCGGCCAAGGCCTGCGCCGAACGATGCCAGGCCGCCCGGCTGCGCCTGCGACGGTGCAGCCTGCTGCGCGCGCGCATCTGCAGCCTCCTGCGCGCTGATGGGCACAATCTCAGGCGTCTGGAGGCCCTGAGGCGCGGGCTGCTGGGCAGCAGATTTGTTCAGCGCCGCGAAGATGGCATCGTCCGATTGCGGCCCTTGCTGCGCGGTCGGTGCGGCACCAACAGAGAAGTGCGCGAAGATCGCATCGTCGCTTTGCGGCGCGCCGGCCTGCGCGGTCGGAATGCCGGGGAGCGTGGAGGACGTCGAGCCAGCCTGTTGTGCGCCGATTCCGCCGGCCGCAAGCACCTTCTGCGGATAGGCAGCATTCACCGGACCCCACTGCGATCTATCCTCGCCGCCCTGATAGCGTCGCAACGCGGTCGTAACGTCCGGAGACGAGTCGAGCAGTTGGGAGAGCAGCTGCGTGCCGCCCATGATGTTCTGCGTCGGGTCTTTCGGGTCGGTGATGCCGAGCGACTTATAGTTCGACGGCATGATCTGCATCAGGCCCGTAGCGCCCTTGTTCGACACCGCATTCGGGTTGTTCGTCGACTCGGTGCCGATCACGCCACGGATCAGCGCCGGATCAACGTTGTACTTCTGCGCGGCTGCCTGAATGATCGTGGAATAGTCAGCCATCACTGGCCTCCCGGCATCTGGATCACGCCGCTGCGCACAAGGTTTCCGAGATCACCCTTGAACTTCGCCAACTGCTGCGGCGACTGGCGTTTGATGAACGACTGCTGCTGCGCCGGCGTCATCGAGGTGAACGCGAAGGCATCGGGGTTGACCGCGCGGTTCCACTGCGACTGCCACTTGTTGAACTGGTCGGTCGTGAGGCCGGAGTTCTGGAACGCATAGTCCTGCGCCTGCCGCATCTTCTCGGCAGCGATCGTCTTCGTCAGGATGTCTTCGTTCGCGATGTTCGAGATACCCGGGTTCGCATTGCCCGTCACCGCCGCATTCAGGCGCGCATCCGTACCGGTGCCCAACGAACCCGAGACCGACGAAGCGTAGTTCGTCAGGATCTTCTTGTACTCGTCGTAGCTCGCGATCTTCGTCGGGTCCGTGACGCCCATCGCCTTCAGCGCATCGCCGACGCCCGGCGTCGATTGCAGCGCGCTGGCGAGTGTATTGCGCCAGTCGGTGCCGGGGCCGGTGGTGATGTTCGACAGCGCATCGCGCGCGGTGCCAAGCAGGTTCAGGCGCATCGGCGCGTCTGCGGCGGCATCGTGCAGCGTCTGCGCGGCGGTATTCGACGTGCCGCCCTGCGCGGTCATGGCGGCCTGCTGGCCCGGTCCCAGCGCGGTCTGCACACCCGGCGCCGTGCCAGCTTGTCCGCCAGCGTTGAGACGGCCGTTATAGCCGCCCGTCGGCGCGGCGCCGGGAGCGCCACCGCCAGCCAGCTGCTGCGCCTTCGTGATCGCATAGTGCGCGCCAGTGGTCGGATCGACCGTATCGACGTTGGCAGCGAGTTCACCCGGCGTCAGGGTGTTATTGATGGCGCCGGCCTGCGACACCTGCCCGGTGAGCGGATCGCGATTGATGAATGCCGTCTGGCCGCCGGTGTTGACCGTCTGCCCCTGCGGCAGCAACAGGCCGGCCTGCTGCTTCGCGTCCTGCAGCGATACCCAGTGGTTCTGCACCCAGCCCGGCAGGTCCTTGTCGTCCTGCGGCAGCTCCTTCAGGTACTGCACCGCCTGGTCGCTCGAAATCATGCCGCTCGACAGACCGCCGCTCAGCGAGTTGACCACGTCGCCCTTGGTGACGCCATTGCCCTTTTGCAGCAGGCCGCCCAGCTGCGAATCCCAATAGCCGATCTGCTTCTGCACGCCCTCGAGCTTCGCGTTCTGCGCGCCGTACTGCGCGCCCTGCATCTGGTAGAGCTTGGTCGCGACTTCGGGCAGGTTATAGGCCGATGCCGGGTTCTTTGCGAGCGCGCCCAGCGCCCCCGGCACGTTCACATTGCCGCTGGGGTCGGTGTTGCCCTGGATGGCGAGCGAAGCAGCCTGATTCGCGCCGATCTGCTGCTGCAAGGCCTGACGCTGCAACTGCGCCTGCTTGATCTGGTTCACCTGGCCGAGCAGCTGCAGCGGATTGATCTGCATCGTCTGCGCTTGCGCCGGAATGCTCGTATCGAGTGGCATAAGTCACCTATGCGAGGAAGGCGAGCGCGGCCAGCCCCGCGCCAAGCAGGTTCTGCGAACCCTGCGTGGTGGCATTGGCTGCGCCGATCTGGCCGGCGGCGCCCGCGTTCGCGCCGCTCATGATCGTGTTGCCCACGTTCGTCGCGTTCTGCATGCCAGCCTGCCCGATGCCAGCTGCCGAGTTCTGGCCCAGATTGACCAGGTTCGCGAGGTTGCCGTAGTTGGTCTGGTACTGCTGCAGCGCGTTCTGGTACTGCTGCTGGTACGTGTTGCTCGCAAGCCCGGTAGTGTACTGATCGATACCCTTCAGTTGCGCGCCGGACAGGTTGAGCCCCTTGGCCGACATGGCGTTATCGACGCCCTTCATGCCCTGCTGCAGCGTGAACTGGTAACCAGGCGTCTGCTCGAGCTGGCCCTGCGTCGGATTGAACTGGAAGCCGCCACCGTTGATCAGCTGCATCAATTGCGGAATCGCCTGCGAGCCGAGATTCATATACGGCGACAGGTTCTGCTGAAGCTGCTGGAATTGCTGGTTCTGCAGGTTGGCGGCGTAGTTGGCGGCCTGCTGCTGCATGCTCGCGGCGGACAGGGATGCATCGGCCGCGTTCTGCCCGCTCAGCCCACCGGCGATATCGCCCGGGTCAAGAACCTTCTGAACGAAACTCATCGTCGCATCCCATCAAAATGAGCGGATAGTGTTTGCCGTCGCGGATAGCGCGCCGCTCGATCTCGCCTATCCGCCTGAACCCAAAACGCCGCGCCAGCAATAGCGCCGCGCGGTTCCATTCCGGTATCGGCGCGATGAACTGCTGCACGCCGCGCCGCTGCATTTCCGCCAGGCAATCGCGATACACCTGATCGACCGCGCCGGCGCCGCGCCGTAGCGCCACATGCACTTCCCACGCGACACCGTCGATGCGGCGGAACATCATGAAACCCGCGTCGCCCACCCTCAGATACGTGTACTGCGCATCCGGCCCGACCTCATCGCGCGCCACGCCGTCCTCGCGCACGCATTCCCACACATGCGGATCCCGCATCACGTCAGCGACGAAATCGGGCTCCGCGTCTTTCAACGGATGCCGCCTACCTGATACGTCTCGGCTGCCGTCGGAGTGATGCCGGCCGCCGTGTTGTTCGAGAACGTGATGGCGAGCGTGTTGGCCGCGCTCACGCGGCAATTCACGACGCCGAGACCAGCCTGCGACGTCGGCTTCGTCACGTACACCACATCGCCCACCGCAATGCCCGGCAGCGCGAAGGTCTGCTCGGCAGTCGTGTTCGCCGCCACCGCGGCAGGCGAGATCGTCAGCGGCAGGCGATAGATCTGCGTCACCTTGTCGCCGGGCGTGCCCTTGAAGGTCAGCGAGGCGACCACCGGTTCATCCGTTGCAACACCGAGAAAGCTGGTCATTTCATGCTCCTTAGGAAGGCGATCCGGAGGTCTCGTAGACGCCCCCGGCGATGGTTACAGCGGTTGCGGTGACGGCCAGCGCCTGAAGCGTCATGCCGGGATCGAGTTGCAGGCCGATCGCCTGCGGCGGCACATACGACTGGCCGGCCGCCAGCGAAAACGCGGAAAGGATCGTGTTGCCCGCGACAGCGCTGCCACCCGACGGCACGCGAAACAGCGTCACTGCCACCGGGCTCGCGCTTGTGTTGGTCAGCGACAGGTTGTTGATCGTCGACGTGGTGTTCGTCGGCGCGGTGTAATAGGTGGCCGCCGAGGTCGTCAGTTGCGCCGCCGCGATGGCTTTCGGAATGCGTTGCATGGCTACCTCGGGATGACAGTGATGGTGGGCACGGTCAGATACGTGATCGTCATGACGTCGCCCGCATTCATTTCGAAAATCTCGCCGCCGGCAAGCAGCCCGACAGTCAGCACCACCGCGCCGCGCGCATACGATGCAGCGCTGATCGTGCCGCCGACGATGTGAATCGCCTGCCTGCTGGTCGCGCGATAGGTGAATGGCGATGCGCCGACCGTGACCGTGCGAGGCGCCTGCGAACCGCTCGAGTCCGCGAGATCGGGGACCGAGAAAATCATGTCGGCGAGGACGTTCTGATCAGCCATTTGCCAGCACCATTTCGCCAAGGTCGTCGGGCTGCCGGCGCAGGGCCTGAAGCTGCTGCACTTCGAGCGCGAGCGATTGCAGGCTCTGCGCGAGGTTCTGCAGCGAGAACACCGTTTCGAGCGCCAGCACGTCATCGATCGTCAGCGACTCGGGTGTGACGCCGCCGCTGCCGCCCGTGCGCCGCCAGAGCTGGATCAGGAACAGGAACCACGTTTCGGTGACGACGCCGGTCTTCGGGTCCGTGAACGGGACATTCACAAGCGGCACATCGGTCTGAATGGTCGGCGGCGTGCTCATTGGTTATTCGACTCCGCCTGGATCCACGCACCGAGCAGCGCGGTCTTAACCGGAGCCGACCACGATAGTTCGAACACGCGATCACGTGCCATGCCGAGACGCTGGTACTGAAGCGACGTGATGTACTCACCTTCGAGCCCGAGGCTGATGCTGATGGCGTTGCCCCACGACTTGCCGCGCGTATCGCTCCAGCGCAGGAAGACCGGCACCGGGTCATACGTGCCCGTGCCGTTGCCGACTTCCATGTTCGCGAGGAATTCGCGGTATCGCATGCGGTCGCTGTTGTCGTCGACGCTGTGCATGAACGAGCGGATGCGCGGGATCGGATTGCCGTTGTCCGTGTACGCGTTCACATCGAACAGGTACAGGTTGCCGTTCTCCCAGTCGCCGACGATCGGCATGCCATAGGCCGACGCATAGCAGTTCGCGCGGTGCCGGTGCAGGTTGCCGTTCCCGTCGATCCAGTTGAGTTCGTTCCACTGCTGCGTGGACAGGTCGTACTGCCAGGTCTTGTCGGCAGTCGGGAACGTGAGCACGTAGAAGAAATGCCCCTCGATCTGGTACGTGAAGCCGATCGCGTCATCGATGCGCGCGTATGTGGCCAGTTCGTTATCGAGCGCGTGCGTCGAAATCTGGATAGCGTTGAACTGCGAGGTCCGGTTGACGTAGCAGTTGCCCTGCGGCGACTGCGCGAGCCAATAGACCTCGCCATCCATCTGCGCGATCGAGCCGGACGCGGCGCAGCCGTGCTGCATGAACACGCCCGGCAGCCGCTCGAAGGCGAATGTCGTGTCGCCTGCGTTAAACCACACTTCGACCGTCTCAGCGCCGAGCAGGTAGATATAGCGCTTGGCTACCGCGATGCCGATCAGCTTGTCGGAGTACGCAGACTTCGAAGCAAAGTCGGTCGCATCGAACGAGATTTCATCGTTCAGCGAGATGTACCACTCGCGCGTGCCCGGCATGTTCAGCACAAGGAAGCCGTCGACGAAGCCGACCGTATTGCCGCCCGCGAACACGCCATCGGTAATCGGCGCGAACTTGTCGTCCGTCAGGTCGATGGTGTATCCGGCGCTGGTGCCGTCGACGATCACGACGAAATTGGCGTTGTCGACCATGTCCACCGGACCGCTGTCGGTAGCCATGTCGCCCAGGCTCTTGAGCGTGAACGACGAGTCGATCGAGAACACCGTGGCGCCGCACACGCCGTACAGCGTGCCGTTAGATGCGAACCAGAGCCCGCGCCAGCCAGTCCCGAAATCGGGTGTCGCGGTCGCTTTGAGCGTGAGGCCCGGAGTCGGGTAATAGGTGAACGGGAACGACGAATCCTTCGGGTTCTGCTCCGCATACAGACCGATGCAGCGCTGCGCCTCCGCGACCAGGCTCTTGGCCGAGTACGCGCCTGTGACCAGCGGGAACTTCACGGCGAACTCCCGATATAGAAGTCACCGTAAATGTTGTAGGTGCCCGTGTTATTGCCCTGCAGCGCGATTGGCATCTGCAGGCGCGGAATCTGCGCGTTCACTTCTTCGATGATCGACAGCGATGCGGCCGCCTTTCTCTCGGCCACGTCGCTCACCGGCAGCCCGTAGAACGGGTATAGCTCGAGCGTCAGATTCCACATGAGCGCCGCGCTATATTCGGGCGGCAGCGCGAGCGTATCGCTCAGGTTCTGGAACTGCTGAAGCTGCTGCATCACGGTCAGAAAGATCTCGTACTGGTTGCTGGGTAGCGGCCAGATGAAGACGTTGCCGATCGGATACGCAGCGTCGTAGAACGCGTACCGCGGGAAGGAATTCAGGTTCTTGATCGATATCCGGTTGTAATCCTCGCGCGCACGCAGAATCTCAAGCGGATAATCGACCGGCAGCGGCGTGTTCTGGTTCTGGCGGAAGAACGCCGATTCCAGCTTCGCCGGCCGCGGCACATCGAAATCGGCGCCCGGGCCGACCGTGTACGACAACGCGCCGGTGCCCTGCTTCGATACCGTCACCAGCTCGTAAATCATGTAGCGGCGGCGCTGCAACTGCGCCATCAGCATGTTGAGGAGGTTGAAGCAATCGTTGATGTCTTCCGCAGCCGCGGTCTGCCCCACGCCGAGGACGTTGGCCGTCTTCAGCGCGAGGTTGATCAGATCGCGGGGCGTCTGCGGAAGCGGAGAGGTCATGTTAGTGCGACGTCCAGGCCGAACCGTTGCACAGCACCGGCACCACCACCGCGCCACCGCCAGTGAGCGCAGCGTTATAGGTCGGGCTCGTCGCGTCGGTCACGACCAGCAACAGCGCCTTCGACGATGCGTTGCAGGCCGGCAGCGTGGCGACGGTGAACTGCGCCGGCTGCATCTGCACAGAGCCCGCGCTTTGCGTGCTCATCGAACCCGCGCAGAACGGCAGCGCCGAGCCGACCGACACGCCCGAGCCGTTGTAATAAGTGCTGCCCTGCAGGAAGAACGTGCCGCACTGGTTGTTGATGGTCTGGAAGCCGTTGCTCGGGTTGAACTGAGCCTGCGCAGACAGCGAAGCGGCGAGGCCTGCAAAGGCCACGGCGAGCGAGACAAGAATCTTCTTCACGATTGACACTCCTTGGCGTCGTTGATCAGTGTCTTGAGCTTCTCGACGCCAGTCCGCGGATGCGGCGACAGTCCGAGTTCGCGCGCCTGCGCCATCAGCGTTTCGCGTTCGTCATCGCCGCCGGTGGCCGCCGCTTCCTCGTCTGCGTTCTCGACGATGATTTGCGAGCCATCGGCCAGCGTCACCCACTTCGGGTACTCGACGAAGACGTACGGTGCGGTGAAGTTGCGCATGTTCGGATGCATCGATTGCCCCTCAAAAAAGGAGCCGAGGATGTGCCCCGGCTCCAAACCCACCACCTGCCGGAGACTCGGTTAAAGGATGTCGGCCACCGCGACCGCCCATTCCGGACGAATGGCCGCGAAGCCATACAGCACGTCCAGACGCGTGATCAGGTTGTCGCTCATCACGTCGTAGCCGGTGATCATCCGCATCGCGCATCCGTCGAACTCCGCGCGCGCCGACTCGACCACGCCAGCCGTCGGCATGACCAGGTCAGCCGTGGCGAGCGTGAAGGCTTCGGGATAGAACGCGATGTTCTGGCGATAGGACGAACCGGCCGGCAGCACCAGCGCGACGGCAGCGCCGTTGGCGGGCGATGCGGTGACGGTGTTGAACGCAGCCGGCGCGGGCACGATGGCCGGATAGATTGGGATCGACGTGGCGCCCGTGGCGACGTTTGCGGTCACGATGAACTGGCGCAGCGCACCCTGCGTCTGGCCCGTCAGGCGGTTGATCGCGTTGACGCCCGCGATCGTGATGATGTCGCCCGCGTTGAGCGTGCCGGTAATCGCATTCACGGTCAGCGTGTTGCCGGTCTGGTTCGCGCCGTTGACCGTGCCGCCCGCCGAGAACGTGCCGTTCGTGTGGATCTGGACCGTCTGGTCATCGAACCAGTCGAAGCCCAGCGTGTCGGTCGTGATCATGCCGGTTTCGTACTGATCCGAAATCTTCTTCTGCGGATTCAGCAGGCCCGCCAGCGTCGGCACAGTGCGCGCTTCGGTGATCATGTCGAGGATGATCGAGCGATCCATGCGCGGCGCCAGATTCTGCGAGAGCTGCGCGCCGGCGTTCAGCCAGGTGCTCATGTCCGGCGAAACCAGGTTGCCCGAACCATCGGTCTTGAATGACAGGTTCGATGCCGCATTCGATACGCTGATCAGATCGCCGGCCATCGACGCCGCGAGACGGTTCACGGCGGGCGCCAGAATGCGCTCGCTGTAATCGTCGAGGGACATGGTCTTTTCGGCGGTGCCGAACGCGACAGGCACGTTCTTTTGCGTCGCGACCGTGAGCGTGGTGTTCTGCTCGTTGGTGCCCTGCGGAACAATCGCCGGGCCGGTGTTCACGACATAGTCGTTCGGCAGGCGGATACGCAGGGTGTTGCCGATCTTGGCGCCATCGCGCGCGAACTGATCGTCGTATTGCCGGTTCACCCGGCGCAGGAAGGCGTTGGTCTGGCTAAACAGACGCACCGCCTCGTTGGTGACCATGTTGATGGTCAGCAGGCTGTTGGCCACGTTGCTCTCCCGAGGCAAAAACGAAGAAGCCATTGCTGGCGGCTTGTCTCTGCCCTGCGGAGACCTGCTTGACGGGCCAATCCGGCGATTACGGCTCGCCTTAGCCTATGAAACCCTTTGCGCTATACCGCTGCGCTATCGGTGATTCGGAATCTATGTGATGGGAAAAAAGCTGTCTACAGCACATGCTCGCGGCTGGACTCGATCGCATGCGTTCGGATTGGCCGGTGATCAAATCCGGCTTGCACCTACTGGGAGAGGCGGCGAGTCCAGGCGTGAGAACGCGAAAGACCCACGCCGCCCGTATCAAGCTGCGGCGCCGACCGCCGCTGACAGCGTGGGTTGATCTGCCTAGCGCCGCTTCCGCGCGTTCTTATTTCTCCACGCGATGAACCCCTTCGGGTCCTTGTCCGGATCAGGCATCCCGCCGTCGGATCGGCTCGAACCGCCCTCCAACCCTTCGACCGGCGGCGGGGCCTTGCTGATCTGCTTGCCGAGTTCCTTGGCAGCCTTCGGCGCGAGCTTCGTCAGTTCGATGGCCATCTGCACCGGATCGAGCGATGTGATGCGCGCGGCCTCGCTCAGGTTCTCGGTCTTGCCGAGATAGGTCACGACTTTCTCGGCGCCCGGCACATTGGTGAGGACTTTCAGGAAGTCCATGCCGCCGATGTCTGCCATCTGCAGGTTGTCGACCGACTTCTTGAAGGCCTCGCCAAACTCCTTTTCGCCCGCATCGTTGATCGCCGCGATCTTCGAACTCAGGTCCTGCGCGCCGACGCGCTCCTGATACTTGCGCTCGGCGGCCGCGTCGACCAGCGCGTGCACGTCGTGCTGCTGCGGCTGCGGCGACACGGCATTCGGATCGCCGCCCGCGCGAAGCTGCGCGATCAGCGTCTCATGCTCGCGCACACGCGCTTCAGCTTCCGCCGCGCGCTGCTCGGCTGCCCGGCGGGCCGCGGTGATCTCGCTGATGCGCTTCGGCACCCAGCTGGTATCGGGCTGCTGGCGCTGCTCGGTCTGCTGCTCGACCGGTTGCGTTTCGGGCTGCTGCTGGCCGGCCTCGACTTGCTGCTCGGTCTGGACATCGCTCATGGTGCTCTCCGGTGAATGCGTGATCAAAATTAATTGAGGTTGACTTTTTGTACGCGGCGCTCTTTGCCTTGCGCTACATTCCCGCTAGCGAATGCAGCGACTGCTTGAATCGTGCACATCCATGAAAAATCTCGCGCGCCGACCGCACTTCTGTCCCACAGATCAGCCAGATCGCTGCTATCGAATGAAATGTTTCGTTGAACGCCATCATCGAGACGATCAAACCGAGCAACGAAGGAATCGGAAGAGATTGAGTACTCGCATATCACGCGCATCCCACCCCAGTAATAAGCGCATCGTGAGGGATTATTTTCGTAGCCCGCAGGTAGCGGTAAATCATTCGATTTCATGGGTGCTCTCCGGTGGTTACTGTGGTGCTGCCTGTGGTTCTTGGACTGGCGCCAACACGCTCTGAATGCCGCTGGCGTACAGGTTGGCGGGATCGGTCTGGTCCGGCTGGATGCCGGCGTCCGGATTCGGCGCGCGCAGAATCTCGGCCAGCGCCTTGCGGATGATCGGTTCGAGCGCGCCATCGCCCATGCGCTCGGCAATCACCTTCAGGCGGTCGGTCTCGGCCTTGAACGAATTCAGGATGGCCGTGTTGTCGTTCTCCATGCGCAGCGCGAGGTGGTTCAGGCCATCGATATCGACGCGCTTCTGCTGGAGCTGCTGCTCGATCGACTTATCGTGCAGCGCCTGCTGCATCTGGGTCATGACCTGGTGCGCCTGCTGCAATTGCTGCTGAAGCGCCTGCACCTGCGGGTCGATCTCCCCGAACACAGCCGGGTTAGTCGACTTGATCCAGTTGCGCATGCGCTCGGCGAGCTTGTCGGCGCTCGGGAAGTCGGCGTTGCTCATGTACAGGTCGCCAATCACCTGCGCGAGCGCCGGCTGAGCGGCCAGCAACTGCGTCTGTGCATCGAATGCCTGCTCGCGGCGCGTATCGAAGCTGGGGCCGGCCTTCGCGATCACGTTGTAGCGGCCGACCGACGGGTTGAAGATCGCGCGGATCTTCGCTTCGCCCTTGTCCTCCGACTGCTTGACCGCCTGAGCGCCCTTCGGATCGATCTGTATCTGGCTTTCCTCACCCGATTCCTCGTCGGTGATCAGCAGCACGCGGCGCGTGTCGTAATACTTCGGGATCGCGTCGATCAGCTGCACGCCGGTGAAGCGAATCGCATCGGCCATGGCGTCCTGATAGTTGAAAGTGACGCGCTGCCCCTGCTTCTGGCGCTGCTCGATCGAGATTCCGCTGACCTCGTTGCCCTGCTCGCTGAAGGTCGATTCGTACTGGCCGCTGGCCATCATCATCTGGTGCTCGGCGGTCTGCATGCCATCCATGAACACAGGGGCGCTCACCGGCGGCTGCGTGCGCTCGGGCTTCGGGATCTGGTTGCCCTGCTCGTCGATGTGGTTGTATGGCAGGTATGCGTGATTCTGCGTGTTGGCGGTCGCCCAATAGTTCTCGTACCCTTCGACGGCCTCGCCCGGCGCGGTCCACGGCTGCTTGGACTGCAATGCACCGTATTCCAGCGCCGCCGATGCGTTGTAGTTGTACGCGCGCTGCGAGTCCTTCAGATAACGCGTGAGGCCCTTACGATCGAGCTTGCCCTCGATCACGATTTCCTCGCCGGGCACGCGGATGATCGGGATGTACTTGCCCAACCACACCGAGCTTTCGACGATCTCGTCGCCGACGATCAGATGCCACCGTACCGTCCACTTCGGTACACGGCGGCGCTCGGCCTCACCGCGCTCATGCGCCTGCTCGAGCAGCGCGTGGCCCTCAACCGGCACCGATGACTGGCGCGTCAGCACCACATTGCCATCCTCGCCCTCGACCGCGTAGAGCCATTCCTTGCCCTCGTCGCGCTCGTAGTATTCGGCCACGCGGATCGTGTCCTTACGGTTCCACGATAGCTCGCCTTCGCCCATCACCGCTTTACCCGTGGCCTTCGGATACTTTTTCTCGGCCTTGTCGCGTGGCATATCGTCGAACACGAACGCAAAGCGCGCGTCGGACCCGTCCGTCTTCTTGATCATCGGGTCCATGTAGATCGACAACGGATCCTGTACCTCGCGGATGAAAAGGTCCTGGTCGAAGCTGTCCTCGTCGACGTAATCGGCCACGATGCGCCAGTAGCCGATGCCTCCGCCGACTTGCATCTCCATGGCCTTCTTGTACGCTTGCTGCGCGTTCGAGATGTACTCGATGCGGCGCACGACCTGTTCGAACACCTGCGCGCTCTCATAGGTCGATTCGTTGCCGGTCGCGCTGATCTTGATCGACGGCTTGTTCTCCTTGCCGAAGTTGACCACGTGCAGCCAGTGCGTGTGCGTCTTGTTGATCGTCACCATCGGCTGGCCGGCGATCTGGCGCGCGGCGCGCACCGCGGCATTCCACTGGTCCTGATTGTCTGGGTCGGCGAACAGGAAGCGGATATCGTCCTTGAACTTCGACCGGAACTCGCTTTCCCACGATACGCAGCTTGCGAAGCGCTCATGCGCGCGGGCGATGATGGTTTTCTTCTGTTCGGCCATGGTTAATCCCCCGTCCACGCGTCTTGCAGGATGAATTGCGGCATGTCGTCAATCCAGATATCGACGGGCCGACCCAGCGCTTCCATATGCGGTTTCTTTGCCTTCCGATCGGTGTATTCGACGCGGCTTGCGCGTTCCGAAAGCTGCTCCGGGATGACTTCGGACCATTCTCGCCGGCGCATCGTCACAACCTCGACCGAATGCCCTCGAGCCTTGGCAAGCGTGATGAAGCAATCCCACATCTCGGGGTCGGCGGTGTAAGTTTTGTCGTAGTCGAGCGCGATGCGCATGATCTAGCCCATCCAGTAGCCTGGCTGCGTTCGCCCGGGGTTGAGAACGCGTGGTCCCTTCGGTGCATCCTGTTTATTCTTGCTGCGGTCGCGCACCAAGCCAGGAAACAACTCGGCCAGCACCCAGATCCATGCGTCCGCACGGTTTGGCGAGCCTTCGCCGATGTACCCGACCGTCGAGAACGCGGTCATCTCGTCCTCGAGCTCGCGAAAATCGCCCACGTGGCGCACCTTCCCCTGCTCGTAGAGCGCAGAGAACGGCTCGGCCCGCACGTGCTTGCCGCGCGTGGCGGTGACCATCTTGAAAGGAGTGCGCGGCCGCGCCGTCAGGATCGTGTGCTGGACCATCGCGCCGCCGTAGTTGGTCTCGCCAACCACAACGTCTGCAGCGTGCCGGTCATAGGCGCTCGTCGCGACATTGGCCCACGTGGCGGGACCAGCCTTGATCGTGCAGTCCTGAAACAGATAGGCAATCCCATCTGTGCCGAGACCGCCGGCCACAATGCCGATCTCGTCGTTGTCCGCGTTATCGACGTCGCCCGAACCGCTCGGGTCCACGCCGATGACCACGCGCACGAACTCGGGCAGCTCGCGGCCCGGATCGTGTCGCCACTTATCGATCGTTTCCTCTGCGAACAGTTGGTTTGGCGTAGCGTCACTGAATTCGCCCTTCAGGAACCTCTTCTGGAGCCTCGCGCTCATGCCTTGCAGCGTGTCAAGGTATGACGAACTCAGGTTCTCGACGTTGTCCTTCGGATTGATCTGGAAGCTGGCGTAGTCCGCCGGATTGCGCAGCGGCTCGCCGGTGTCCGGATCGATCTTCTTGATGAACCGCTTGTATGTCCAGTGCGCCTTGGACGGCGGGTTGCAGTCGTAATAGGCGCGCATCTTGAGCTGCTGCGGCGTCCGCCCCTCGATCTTCGTCATCACCTGCTGTGCGAGGCGCGTCACCGCAGTATCGACCGATGACATCGGGATCTGCGAACACTCGTTGAAATAGAGCGTCGCGAATTCCTTGCCCAGCACCTTTTCGACGCGCTCCTTGTCGTCCAGACCGGAGAACCATATTTCGCTGTCGAGGTCGTGGCCGTTCTCGTCCTTCTGGCCCGTGTGGATCGTCGCGTAGCCGTCTCCCTTGTGCATCATGTAGCGCACATGCGGGAATGCCAGCTTCATGACCTTCGGGAAGGTGTCGAGGACAATCGATTCGTGCACGTGCAGCGCGCGGAACCGGAATATGCCGTGTCGGCTGCCGGGTGCCTTGATCGCGCGCATAACGATGTTGCGCACATGCAGGAAGGTCTTGCCGCTACGCGAGCCGCCGAACAGCATCAGGTGCGTAGCGTCGCCAGCTAGAACGCCCTGCGCCACTTCCTGCCGCTCGGTCAGCTTCATAGCGCCTCGTCGATGGAGGACGCCACCACCTGAATCGGACCGCCAGCAGGGCCTGAATGTTCGGCCTGCACCTGGCTCAGATCAGGCAGCGTTTTCTTGAGCAGGATTTCAATGGCTTTGAGGCGGGAAGGAGGAAGATCCTTGGTTTTACCAAGAGCATGATTTTGCAGGACATTCAAAAGCTGACTGACCTGTATCTTGGTGCGCACATCGTCCTGATGCGTCTTCCTCAGTCGGGCAGCCATCAGCGGCCCCGAATGTCGCCTGCGGTGAGGCGCGCCCGCATGACGCGAAGGTGAAGGTGATGCGCGGCCATACGAGCGCGCTGCTGGCGCTCTTCGGCCTGGATCAGATGATCGAGCTCGCCCGCAAAGAGTGCGCGGCGAAGCTCGGCTCGCTTCGGCTTGGTCACTTGCTCACGCCCCGTTCTTTCGGCGCTTTCACGCCATTGACCTTCACCGGCTCGGCCTTCGGGCCCGGCGGCGGATTGCCACCATGGAAGCTGCCCGCCTTCGCCGTACGCGATGCATGCGCGCAGCCCGTTGCCACCTTCATGTTGCCGCCGTCCTTGATGCCGCTGCCCATGTCGCTCTCCCGTGAGGTGGTGTACCAATGACGTGATACGCGCGACTCTATGTGACGGGAAAATTTCGCGCTAGCCGATGGTGAGGCGATCGCCAACGCGAAAGTGGCCCCACTCTCCTGTAACCTTCGTGATCCGATACGAGCCCAACACGCCCAACGCCTCATCCGTGATCATCTGGATCGTCAGCAACTGATTGCCCGCGCGAAGTTCCGCGACGGGCACCACGATCCCTGATTCAGTCTCGGCCATGCCCGGCGCCAGCTTCATGAGCGAAGATGCACGCACGATTGCTGGTGCGGCGGCGAGCGCCAGCACAGAGCCAAGGAATCCGCGTCGATCCATCACTGCCTCCGAAATCCCCGCGCCAGCTTTGCCAGCGCCATCAGGTCATACCCAACGAGTTGCCCCGTCATATGCGCGGGCTGGGTGCGCGGACCGGCCATATTCGGCTGATAGTCCACGCGTACCCAATACCGCGGCGCGCGATGCTCCCGGCTCACGCCTGTCATGCCCATCGCGCCAGTGGCATGGCCGGCCTGCAGCACGCGCTCAACGTCCTCCGCACTGCCTTCGTAGAGCAGCGCCAGGCATTGCGGCGTGTATGGCTTGCCCGGCACCAGCGTGGCCAGTAGACATTCGAGCGTGAGCGGGAGACGGACTTTGCGTGCGCGCATGCTGGCTCCTACAGATGCCGCTCCGCCGTCTTCACCCACGACTCAAGCTCGCCCGGCAGCATGGCGAAGTCGCGGCGCAGCAGGCCGATAATGCGGCGAAGGAGCGGCGTGTGGGGGTGTTCAGCGGCGGTATCGCTCGGCGAGTTCGGCGCGGCCGATCCATTGGCTTCGAGCGCCGAACCTTCGCCAGTCGTTTGCGAGCCAAAGTTGGCCGCATTCACATCGGAAGAGGTCAAGGGGGATTCGGTCGAAGCCGAAGTCGAATTGCTCGAAGCGGACTGGAGGCTCGCCGCCTGGACGTTTCCCTGCTCACCTTCGCCGCCATCCGTCGCACCGGGCGCAGAGCCTTCCGTTGCCTGCTCGTCCGACGAGGCACCACCAGCAGCGTTTGGGGCGTCAGCGGCACCGGCTGCGGCTGAAGAACCAGCCAGCGCATCGTTCGCGCTCGACGCCGAACCTGAACCACTCGGCGTGAGCGCGGTCGCGTTTCCCTCACCAATACCCTGCTGCTCGCTCGATTTCGCGGTCGTATCCGCGACCGGTTGCGAGGTCGAACCGGACGGCTCCCCCGATTGCGCGACCACCGGCGCGTCGGGGTGCAGGAAGTGCTCTACCTTTTCTTCGAGCGCATGCATCGCGCCCATGATCTCGCCAGCGATACCCTGCGGCTTGTCTTCGTGCTGGATCTGTTGTGCTGCCTGTGCGATGGGATCGCTCATCTCTTGCCTCGTTTCGTGGGTGGGAAAGCGGGAGCGCGTTAGGCGCCGAAAGCGGCGATGCGCTCGCCGAGCACCGCGCTGTACATCGTCATGATGTGGGCCTGCGTGTTCAGCCGCTCCTGTTCTTGCCATGGCAGCGCGGCAAAAATGTCGGTGGTCTTGAACTGGCCCAGCTTCTCCCGCTTTGCGTCGAGATCGGCTTTCTCGTCGACGACACGTTGCTGGTGGGGTGCGAGTTGCTTCGTCATGCTCTGCTCCTGTGGGTTGGACTGCTCGGGATGCTTCTCCATCGCGCGCCTGAGCTGCGCGTCGAAGTCTTGTTCGCGCCGGCGGTCGTGGCCGCAGACGCATCTGTTCTGGCGCAGGCACTCGGTGGTGTGCGCGCAGTGCCATTGGGCGATGTCGGTGAGGATGGTCATAGCGGCGCCTCGATCGCGTATGCGCGGAAATCCTCGCTGCCTGTCTCGATGTGCTCGAGGTTTCCCACGCGGTTGGTCTTAAACATGCCCATCGGCAGGAACACGCGATCAAATACGCCGTGCCATTTACCAAGGTCGGTAGGGCTACCGTTGTCATATTTGGTCGGCCCGCATGCGCTGCACAGCCGCTTTCCGCGCCGGTCCTCCATGCCGTCCCATGCGTACCACTGCGGAAACTGGTTGCAGCCTTGATGCGCGAGTGCGGTGTTTTCGCAGCAACCGCAGTGTTGGCATTGGAAAAGGCTCACGCTGCCTCCCGTGCCGTCACCGTGACCGCGACAGCCAGCGCCGCCCACGCGTGCGACGAGACGCCGTACAGCGGCCCCGGCTGAGACTTGGTGCCCACCTGAGGCGTCTTGCCGCCGCCGGTCCGCGGGAACATGTCGAGGAGCGCCTGGCGGATGTTCGGGTCCTTGGCCTTGGCCGTGCCGCACAGGTGCAGCTTAACGTCGCGACGATAGATGAGGCGCACAGCGTCAGGCGAATGCCACGCCTGCTGGAAGCGACCGATCCACACGCAAGTTTCGAAGACCTCGCGCCCCACCGCCATGCCGTAGCTGGCGATCATTTCGATCGCGAGCGTCGCGCCGTTGTCCGGCATCTTGCCCAGCGAGTGCAGCAGGTCAGCGTTGGGCATCACGCCGGACTCACCGACTTGTGAGCCGTCAAAAAGGCACCACCCGCTCTTGTCCGTGCCCGGGTCGATTGCAAGGGTCAGCATTTTCCAGACCCTCCGCAAAAGCGGCATTCCTCGGAATCGTAGCCGCCTCCATTGGGCAGAAGACCGCCTACTTCACCGCGCCCATTGCATGCGGCACACGTCTCGCCCTCCACCCGGTAGCACGGCCGATCCGCCCGATGCAGTACGCCGGGCAGCGAGGGGGAGCCGCAGGTGCAGAGCCAACCAGAGCGGTCATTGCAATCCGGGCATGGATCACCGCCTTCGTCAGGCGCATAGTACGAAGGGCCTCCGATCATCCCGTGCCCATTGCATGTCTTGCACACCGGCTCGCTGCGCGTAGTGGTCGCTTCGGCTTTTGGACCGGAAGCATCAAGGTCAGGTTTTGTCGTGGTCATCGTTTCCACTCCTGTTTCCATTCGCCGGTCGCAAAGTCGATGTAGCGGCGTCCGGCACCGGCTGCCTCGAGCATCTGCTGGCTTTGTTTGTCGAACCACAGGCTGATGCGCCCTTCCCATGAGTAGTGGCGCTGCTTGGCGCAGATCAGCGTCGAATCGGGGATCAGCGCGAGATCGCCCAGCTTTTTCGCATCCTTTTCGGCCTCGACTTGCGCCTCTTTGCGCTTGTTCCGGAACACGATCAGCACGTTGTCGACGAGATCGGTAATCTCGCCAGCGCCCTTCACCGAGAACTTGTCCGGCGCGTCGAATTCCTTCTCGCCCTTGCGCATGTGATGCACCAGGTGGATGTGCAGGCCGGTGTCGCGCGCCAGCACACACAGCGCGTCGACGAAGTTCTTCTGCCCGGTGTAATCGTCCGGCGCGAGCCCACATTTCATGAGGCTATCGATCACCAGATGGTCGATGCCGAGTTCCTTGCGGCAGTAGCGCGCGACGGCGAGCATGCGGGCCGGTGTGACCTGGCCGCGGTGCGCGTAGATCCACAGGCGATCATCGGTCCAGCGGTGAAACCGGTTGATGATCTCGGCCGTCGGGACGTAGGAGCCGGCCGCCATGCGGTTCATGTTGCGCATGGTGACTTCGGGTTTCATCTCGAACGACGCGATGCAGGCGCGCGCACCTAGCACCATCGCGTTGAGCATCACGTAGCTGAGCTGGCCGGACTTGCCGTGCCCGTTCACGCCAGCCCACAGCGAAACCTCGCCCGGGCGCATCATCAGGCGCTCGCCAACCTTGCCCCATGGCATGGCATGGCCGATGACCTGCTGCTGTTCCTCGCCGTGGAAGTAGCGAACCACGTCCTCTGCCCATTCGGACGCCGGTCGGACATCGGCGCGGCCATCATCCTCGTCGTTGGCGTAGGCCTGCCAGTCGATGTTGTCGGGGATCAGGCGCATGAGGCACCCCGCTCGTTGGCGATTTGCAGCAGCAGACCGAATGCGCGGTCAAACGGGATCGGCAGCGCGTGGCCAAGCTCCTGCCACAGCCGTTTCGCAACCTTGGCGCCTTCGGCGTACCACTTCGGGCCGACAGCCATCGGGAACCAGTCGAACAGGCCGAAATCACCTTCCGGGTGTGGGACGACGCGCATTTCGCCGCAGTCGATGCGCGGGCCTTCGACGAACGTCAGCACCATGCGGTCGGGCACCGCGGCAGCGATATCGGCGAGCTGGCGCAGCACGTCGCCCATCTGCACCGAGCGCGAGACGAACACCTCGACCTCAAGCCCCTGGATGCAGCGCCACTCATACGACCGCGCGGCGTCAGCGATCAGCGTGACGTTCGTGAAATCGTTGAGCGGGCCGACGAACGAGAGCAGCACAGGCAGTTCCGGCACGACGCCGCGCATGCGCAGGTCGACCAGCGATTGAGCGTTGAGCGGGAATCGGCTCACAGGGCACCTCGGGTGAGATCGTCGTAGTCGCTGGCGACGGATGAACCGTTGACGCCGCCGGCTTTCAGGGCCCCGGCGTATTGGCCGAATTTCTCGGCGTTGAAAAGCGTGGCTGGCCGGAGGTACTGATCCATCTTCGGGTCGTTCAGCCATTCCCCGACCTTGGCATCGACAACCGCCTTCAACTGATCGACTGTCGCCCCCTCCTTGATCCTGGCGAGGATCAGTTTCGTGTTGGCCGGGACGGCTTCGAATTTTCGGCCGGCCCTGTCATTCAGGTAGGCGATAACGTCGCTCGCGACGTCCTTTTGTTGGTTGTCTTTTGAGGTTGTCTTTTGTGTGTACCGATTTGGTACTATCGCTGGTACCGATTTGGTACTAGGGGAGTACTGATTTGGTACCAGTACCAATTCGGTACTAGCTGGTAGTACCGTTTCAGTACTACGTGGTACCGTTTCGGTACTAGCGGGTGATACCGATTTGGTACTCCCCCATGTGCGGTATTTCTTGTTGATCTCGATCACCGATCCGAACTTGCCGGACTGCTTGTCGATCACATTCATTTCAACGAGCTCACCAAGCGTCTTCACGACGTGTGGGCGCGCGAGGCAGCATATGGCGGCAATCTGAGAAGCGGACATGTCGTCGCGTTTCTTGTTGTAGCCGTAGGTTTTTCGGATGATCGTCATAAGGACTTTCAATTGTCGGGCCGAGAAATGGAACGCCAAAATCGCATCGAACAGCTCATTGGCGAGCCGTGTGTACCCATCTTCGAGTTGAGGCGTTTCTTCTTGCACGGATCACTCGTTGCTTTCGAGTTGGGCTTTGAGCTTCAAAGCGATTTCCAGAAGACCACGCAGCCCAAAACAAACGAAGCCGCCATGAACGAGGCCATCAGGGTTCCGATATCCATCACGCCGCCTTTGACTCGAGCAAAGCGACACGCGCGCGGAGGCGCATGATTTCCGCTTCCGGAGAGTCGATCAGTTCGGCGATCTGCTTCTTGCGCATGTCGGCGTATTGGCCGATCGCCCAGTTGGAACACAGGTGCTGAAGTACCAGCTCCTGATCGGAGGTCAGGTAGCCCTGACCGTTCTTGACCTTGGCCAGATGCGGCGGCCGGAAGCCAAGGTATTCCGCGATCTCGCTTTCCCGGATACGGCGCACACGCTTGTCCAGGCAAAGGCGGATGGCATCCCCGTAGTCCTCGCAGCTTGCAATTAACCCTTCATCGATCAATCGCGGCTTGGGGATCTCCATAAGCACCGGGAGGGCAAGCTGCATAAGGTCATTGAAATTCTTCATCGTCTTATCCGTTGTTAGCCATTGCGTTAACCGTTGTGCAATGCGCCAAATAAAGGCGTCACAAGGACGCCAAATGAAAAATTCAAACGACCAGGGGTTCGAGCTTTCTGCTCTTGTTCACACCGCCGACCGGCGGTTGTGCATCGTCGGATGCAGCCATCGAATCCAGCCCATCGCCCCAGATATCCGGGCGCAGTTCAGCGAGGGTGAAGCGCGAGTCGTACGCGACGATCCGTTTGCACAGATCTGCGCTGGGTTTGCGCTTGCCGAGCGAGCAGTTATAGAGGTAGTTCACCTTTGCACCCACAGCTTCGGCAAAGGCCTCGCGGTCGGGCCGCTTGGTGATTCGAAAGTACGTACGCAGGTCCATGTCTATACCGTGGTGGTTTGTAGGTGCGACCTGAGTATAGACCATTCTGGTTTATCTACACAAACCTTTTTGGGCGTTTATCAAAATGGTTCAAAACGGTAGGCTGGACCACATGAAGACTTGCAAAGAGATGCGCCTAGAGAACGCCAGGACGCTCGCCGGCAACCCCGCGGCATTCGCCCGCAAGCTCGATATGTCCAGCCAGCAGGCGAACGCGCTGATCGGCCCCAATCCCGTCAGAGGCATAGGGGATGAGAAGGCGCGCGAGATCGAAAAATGCTACGGGAAAGAAACTGGATGGCTGGATCACGATCACGAATCCGCACAACACGATTCGTCGAACAACGATCGATACAACGCTCTGAGCGAACAGGCGAAAAGCCTGATTTCGTGTGTCATTGATCTGGACAGGGTTGGCAATCTGTCCCGATCAACGTTCCTTCTGCATACTGGTTTACTCCGACTTTCAGCAGCAGCCTCAGAATTACACACTGGCTCCGCGAGAGCCGAAATGATTGCCGACATCGAGAGGCTGATTGGCTCCGCATCCGAAATACCGGGGGCCACCGATGAACCGAGACATACAAGGAAGTGAAGTTGTGAACCTGGCCCGTTACAGGGCCAAAACGCAGCAAAAGCAGGAAAAGCACCGTAGCGATCAAGAAAGACTGCTGGACGAGATCACGTACCACATCCTTATGGCCGCAAGAGCCATCGCAGCTCGTACCCCACCCAAGTAAGCACCCTCCCTTCGGCCCGCCTCGTGCGGGCCTTTTCGTTTCCGCTCCGCACAATCCCCCCCTATTGGGCAGCTCAGCCCGATAGAAAACTATTTGCTCTAGCTCAAACCATTATGGTTGTACATTTAAACCGTTTTGGTCTATGATCCTCTCAACGCTGCACGACACGCAGCGATCAGAGGGGAACGAGATGAGCAAGACCGAACACGATCGCGGTTACGACGCCTGCCTTGATGGCGAGCCGCTCGATCTGAACCGAAGCGACGCCTGGATCGATGGCTGGAATGCGGCGAACGAACTTCGTCAGAGCTGGCTGGACCTCTGCGACACCGCGGATTTCTTCGCCTAACAACCGCGCCCGCTACGGCGGGCATGGAGACTGACATGCAAGTCGCAACGTTCAAGGTCTGCGCCGCCATCAAGGCGCTTCACGATGCCGCTGATGAGCTGGTTTTTCAGCGTGGCAATCCGGGCGTTGTCGCCGCGGAGTGCATCAAGGCGATGGCTGCGCTCGAGGCGTCGCTGTCGGTGGCTGGCGAGCCGCGCGTGATGCGCGTGGTTGGCGAGACG